CGGCAACTCCAGAGTGGATGGATGATCTCATTCATGTACTTCATTGGTTCATGGGGCCCACATTCTTTGCAGTTGAGCGAAAGAATCAGGAACAAGTGGAAGTGTTCCCTATAACATTTGAATCATTTAACTACAGAAACCCACCACCCTCCATGAGAAATGGAAAGATTTCAATGCCCAATATGATAACAGAAGTTGTTGAGGATCGGAAAAGGAATCAAATGCTGGTAGAACTTGTGAAAAAAGCTTCAGCTGGTACGAGGCAATTGCTGTTCCTAAGTGATCGTAGACAACATTGTGAGATGCTTCACCAATGTTTCCCAAAGACTTCTGGTCTCTACATGGGTGGTATGAAAGAGGCAGCTTTACGAGAGTCCTCAAAAAAGAAAATCATCTTCGCGACGTTCAGTCAAGCCCACGAGGGTCTAGATATACCAACCCTAGACACGGTTATTTTGGCCTCCCCCAAATCTGATATCACACAAAGTATTGGTCGTATCATGAGAGAAACAAAGGGTAAACAGAACAATCCACACATCTACGACGTTCACGACCCATGGTCTATCTTCACTGCTATGTATTTCAAGAGAATGAAGATCTATAGACAAGGTGGTTTCAAAATACACGGTAAACCAGTTGAGGAAAAGAAGGAGGACTTCCCTCAGGGAAAGTGTCTGTTTTTATAATCTGAACATCTATTAAATGTCCGGTGCATTAATTCAACTTGTCTCCAGGGGTGCACAAGATGTTTATCTCAATAGTGAAGAGGGGCATTCTTTTTTTCGTATGAAGTTTACTCGGCATACAAACTTTTCTCAAGCTCCCAAGTTAATTAAAACTATTACGGACAAGGATCCAGTTTTTACGGTACCTGTTTTAGGTGACCTCGTAAATTGTTTATGGTTTGAGGGTCTTGACAGAAACTCTAATGTCTCTTCAAATCTTCTTTATAACTCAACAATTGATCTTTATATAGGGGGTCAAAAAATAGATTCTCAACACTATGACTATTATGCCGATATATGGCCCAATTATCTCGCAGAAACCTGGACAAAATCACAAGAACTTACAAATAAAACGAGTATATCTAATAGAAATTTTCAACCACTTCATTTCTTTTTCTGTGACCACGGTGCATTTTTACCCCTAGTGGCACTTGCACATCATCAGGTAGAAGTTAGAATTGAATTTGACCCGAGTAGTTTATCTGGATATAGTGAGTCCCAGAAAAGAATCAATGTGTATGGAAACTATATATACTTAGACAGGGAAGAAAGAGAATCCATGGTCAAGAGACAAATGGATTTCGTAATCACACAAACACAAAAAATAGATTTTCCAGTTTCAAATGTATTTAATAATCAAATAGAATCTGGTGGGTATAATGACATAGATCTCTCACAATTTAACCACCCAGTTAAATCTATATTTTTTGGATACAGTGCCACTAATATTGACCCTACAAATGACCGTTTTACGTTTAAAACTGGCGATATACAAATTAACGGTACACCATTACTTGAAAATATGTCACCAACTTATTTTCACACAGTACAAAACTATTATAAGTCTAAATATGGTGTAATAGATTTTAGAGTTGATTCTGAAGATCTCATGTATACGAGATATTTCGTCTATCACTTTGGTCTAAATGCATCAGACTACAATCCTTCAGGTAGTTGCAATTTTAGCAGGCTTGATAATGCCAAACTCATATTACGTGGTGTAGAAAAGGGTAATCTTAGAGTAGATCAAAAAGATATTTATGTATTCGCTGTAAATTACAATGTCCTCAGGATCAAGGATGGTTTAGCTGGAATTTTATTCGGAAACTAATGTATAAATGGGAAGAACAGCTAGGTTTGAACAAATCTATGTTGCCAGTCTAGAAGCAGAACCCGTTGAGAGTGAAACACTTACAGGTGTTAACAGTATTTTAACTAGGGAAATTGAAGCAAATGAAATCAAGCTTATTGCAAATGATGGAATCAAGGGTCGTTTATCTCTGGCAAATACGATACCAACGAAACAGTTTTCTGTAGGTGATAAACTTTTTATAGATAAAGATGATGAGATTGTATGGAATCTAAAAGCTTCTGGTGCAGCGGATCGTATATTTGTTAATAATCAGCTCTCTGTGGGTACAACTAACCCCACAAATGCTTTTCAGATTAACGAGAATGCAAATGTAAAAGTAAATGTTGATTTGAGTGGTCGTGATCTCATGACAGTAAATGGTAACCTCGTGGCCACAAATGTCATTATTAATGACCAGCTTTCATTCGGTTCAAATCTCATAGTTGATGGTACGGCCTCCAATATCATCACTGTGAATGGTGGGATGAAAACATCAAAATTAAGTGTTGGCGCCAATGTCATAATAAGTGATAGTGATGCGAATGGGGGTAGCGCTGAGTATCCTAATAACGTAGCTGTGATCACAGGTAATGTTACCATTGATGGTGGTATGCATATTTATGGCAACACCCGTATGTATGGTAATCTTTTTGTAAAGGAAACCGCAACATATGAACGTATCGTAAATTTAGTTGTTTCTGATACAACTATCACATTCGGTGAAGGTAATGATGGTACGAATGACCCAACGTTACTATTTACACATGATAGAGATGAATCAAATGTCGCTTTTGGTTTTAGAGGTGGTCCTAGAGGGAGGGAAATGACTTTGTTCCAAACCATTGGTGGTCCGTTGGATTCATCATTCACAGTAGATGATACGCTATCTACAAATCTTCACATATTCGGTGATATATATACGTCAAATGCAGTGGGTGTAGCAAACATATATCCAACACACGACCTCTGTGTGGGTTCTAACCTCTTTGTTGAGGATACAGGATCAAATGTTTTAGTAGTCCACGGTAACACATATACACGCGCACTGAAAGTTGGACCCGGTGGTATCTCAGTTGGAAATTTACTTACTATGGAACCCCTTACGCTAACACCTGTGGTGATAAACAGTAATGTGAAGATGAATGCTTTGCGTACGACGGGTGCAGCACCCTCGGGTATATCCAATTTGGCACCCACCGATACATTCTCAATCGGTACGAAAATATTCGCAAATCTTACGGGCGCAAATACACTCACTATATTTGGGAACACGGTGACAACAAATCTTATTACACAATCTATTAGTTCAACATCTAATATAACAATTCACAGTGACAGATACGGTGGTGATAGTCTCGTAGGTCCACTTATTCTCAAGTCTGGACCAACTTCCTCAAATGTAAGTTCTATTGGGATATATGGTGCGAGTACATCCAATACTCATCAAAACATCCACTTCAAAACCAAAAATACTGAGAGAATGCGCATTGCACCTGGTGGTCAAGTTGGTATTAATACAACAAATCCCACGAAAGCACTCACGATTAATGGGAATGTATTTGTGATGGGGAGCAATTCTGTTGTATATGGTAACGTATGGGGATCATCGGGGAACACTGCCATGCAGGTGTATTCTAACCCAGTGGTAGGTGAAAATAAAGTTGAAAATATCGTTGGAACAGGTAAGGGTCTCAAGTTTTATGTGAGTACCACACCCAATATGGGTACTCCAAAATTGACCATATTGGAATCAAGTAATGTAGGTATTAACACTCAAACACCTGAGAGTACGTTCCACGTAAACGGATTGACTACATTCATAAATAATCAAGTCACTAGACGGAACGGGTTTAGTCATTTGGGTACACCTTTGGTAGTCAGTAATGCACAACCTATTACGAGTACTTCAGAAGTAGTACCCGTGTTACATCTAGCTAGAGAGGGTACCGGCTCTGAACATGCTGCGAAAGCTGCGTTTCATTTAGGGAAGCATGAAAAGAGTTCCGGGACTTCACATACTAGACTTGACATTGTATTGGCACATGCCGATTACGCAGTGGATACTAGTGTTATGACAATTTTGAGTTCCGGAAAGGTAGGAATTGGTCATACACAGCCGAGTGCTCATCTCGAAGTGGAGTGTGAAGGTATAGCAGATCCTACTGAAAATGGTCTTCTTGTTCACAACCACACCTCCGGTGATGCTATCATCGCAGCGCAAACTAGTTTGGCGAATGGGAACGCATTCACCTCCTATATACAAACAGATGGTGTAAACCTCAATGGGTGGTCCACTGGTGTGGCGGGTACTGATGGTGATTTTAGAATTATAAATAACCACACAAAAGTATCAAGTAACGCCACAGTTGGTTTATATATTAGTGGAGCATCTGGTGATGTAGGTATAGGGACAGAGGTACCTAGGGGTGCTCTTGAAGTCAGTGGTAATTTGGTAATCGGTAACGAATTATCATTTGGTGGTGTAACTGGACAGTTGTTTGGTAATACTCGTATTATAGAGAGACGTTACACCGAGGCTCAACCTAGAACCGAATTGTTACTCTTTAAGGGTAATGACGGTGACGGTGGTGATACTGCACCTGATAGAATCAGACATATCGCGGCTGAACACGTGTTCCAAACATATAATAGTTCTGAGAAAGACTTTTATGGTACCGGGGGAATTCTAGCAACTGCAGATGCTAAAGGAAACTTCCCCCTCTGTATCACAGCTCAACAAGATCCTGGTATTGTTGTAATTGGTGGTAATGGAGATACAGCCGCTAATCGTGGAGTGGGTACTAAATTAGTTGTTAATGGTGATATTGAGTTCGATGGTGGTGGTTCGTTCAAACTGGCCGGTTTAGAGTTTTCTACCTCAGATGCAGGTTACAATATTATTAGGAATGTACGAGATGGTGCGACGCGTAGACCACTCACATTTGTTCACGAAGTGACTAGTTTGATTGATGATGAATTCGCACGATTTGATGTAAATGGTAGATTGGGTTTGGGTACAACTTCCCCAACTTCAAACATACATGTGTACGACACATCACCTGGTGATCATGATATCATGAGACTCCAAAGTATTGGTAACGATAAACAAACCAATGTACTTCTATACACCAACGACGGTGAAGGTGGTATAATCAGGGGATTCAGTAACCTTGAAAATGAAACTACGGGACTCGCTCTAGCTGTAGCCCATAACAGTGTTATTACACCTTGTATTAATATTGTTAATACGAGTAATGTAGGTGTGGGAACACCATCACCCGCGCGTCAATTCCATGTTGTTGATCATAGACTTGGAGCTCTTGGTTTGACGGGGGTTATGAGAGTAGAGAGTATATCTTCAAATGCCAGTATAGAGTTTACTACCTCTGGTGGTAACTCTAACATTTATGCGGATACAACCGGTAATGTATACATTCAGCCATCTTCTCCAGATGAACCTGTAACATTTATACAAAGTGATCTTTCAATTACAGGTGCCCTCGCGGTAGGTGGAAACATTGATTTCTCACTCATTGCTGTAGGCTTGGGTGGTAGAGTGGCTGCTACAGATCTTGAAATTGGTGGGGGTTCAATTATAGGCTCTAATGAAGTTTCTCGTAAAACGTATTCTAAGACATTTTCTATCGGAGCAGGTAATGCTAAAAATATACAAATCATGTTTGGTGAGGGTTCTTTTTACGCAAAGATAACCATTATACTGCGGAGAACTGATGGATCAACGGTTGGGGATTTAAGTACCCTAGTCTTACATGTACAAGGTGGAACCGGCGACGCGTCACAACCAGCATTGGATGTAGCAATTGGAGAAACGACGATATTTGGTGACAACACAAATGCATATCCATGGGATTCTATAATTGATACTGGTCAAAGAGGTATAAGTATATCTCCTTTAAACACTTCTACTCTGCGTGAATACTCATATGATTGTTTCATAGATTTGACAACTGCATGTGGAGGAAAGATTAAAAAAATAACCAGAGATCATACACAACCAACTAGACTTGATGACGGTTTCGGTGGTCAGACCGATATAACAA